ATTCGAACCCACAACACTCCGATTTCTCTCTGACACCGCAATCAGTGGACAACGAACGTCAATGAACGTCACGTGATGCGCATGATGGTGCGGCAAAGCGGAAGCGAGGAACACCGCGAAGCACTGGACGTCCAGCGCAGAAACGGTCAAAACACGACACGAAAGCGCGGCGTAAGCGCGGCGTACACGGGCTCTGGACACTGTATATACGCGCGACCCCGGGTAACCCTCGGGGAGGGGGAGACCACTCCCCGCCGCCGACGGGGCCGCAGGCGTGCCTGGGCGTGATTTGTACCCCCCTTACCGGTTGGATTGGGTGTGGGATGGGGTACGTGTATGGGACTGTACATCATGCGGTCCAGTGGTGTACACTAGGGGTGTCGGAAGGGCAGTGGAGCCCGACCGAATCCCCCTGAAATATCCCCCGAAGGAGAGATTGAAATGAGCAAGCGTGTGGTTATGGCGATCGTGGTCGTGCTGGGCATCATGTGGGCCGGTGGTGCGTGTGGCAGTGGTGCATCGAGCTCTGTGGCCGCGCCCGAGTCGGTCGCGTCGGTCTCGCCGGCCGTGGTGTCCACGCCGTCGGACGTAGACACGGGCACGGTGCCCGATGATGGTGTGATCCTCACGCCGTGCGATGAGGAGGACGGCGGTGATCCCGTGCCGGGCGTCGACGGTTGCTTCTGGGATGCGAGTGCGCAGGGCAATGGGCAGGGCGCGGATGTGATTGTGTGGTGGACGCGATAGGCGTGCGTGTGTGATGGGCCGGGGTCATCCGTGGTGGTGGCCCCGGTCTGTCGTGTGTGGTGGGCGCGCACATGCGGCGTGTTGTACGCCACGCACTAGATAGTGGCACACCACTGTACACCGTGTGGTACACGGGTGTACACTTAAGTCATCACAAGGGGGCAGGAAGTCCCCACCCAATCCCCGGAAGGAACACTGAAATGACCACCATCGCCCAGTTCGCCAGCGCCCACAACGTCAGCCTTGTCGATGTCGCCGCCCACCTGGACACCAGTCACGGCCTCACCCCCGACACTGAACTGACGATCAATGACCTTCGTCGTCTCGCCTCAACCTGGATGTGCGAGGGCAGCATCATCTCTCGCATCGATAAGGTCGCCGAGCGACTCACTGCGGAGGGCTGGAAAGTCGAGCGCACTCCCGTGGGCGGTCTGAAGACCGTCGCTTCCTGTGGTCACCCGCTCACCCTTGACGAGAACGGCAGCGTCACCTCTGTGGACTGCTGCGCCCGTCTTTATGTGGAGCTCACCTACGCGGGCTGCGGCGAGTAGTCAGCACCGCCCCGATGGTCGCACGGCCGGTCCGACTCCGGCCGGGGGCACGAACACCACACAACCCCCTGGAAGGAAATCATCATGGCTACAGCCGACCGCGTACGTTCGCTCCTCACGACCATGTTCCCCGGTGCTGACGTCACGGTCACCGTCGGTGAGGACGGCCGGGAATCGGTCACGCTCGCACGGACCACCGTGTGGATTGCGGCCGACGAAAAAGACTACGAAGTGGCCGTGAACGTGCTGGAGCGCCACGGGCAGGACGTTCGTCTTTCGTGGGGGCAGCGCGTCGCCGCCCTGGTCGGACCGGCCGTGCCATGGGACGGCACGTGCGACCGTTGCGTGTTCCATGCGAACGGCGGTGACGTCGAGCTCTTCGTTAGGCACGGTTTTGAAGCCGTCGAGGCATTCCGTGAGTACTGGGTGCCGACGGAGTATGTGGTGACCCAGCCGGGCCGGGACGCGATTGCTTCCGGTGTGCCGTGGCGTGCCGTGTGGGATGCGGCCCGTGCGTGCGAGCGTCACACCACACCGAAGCGCGTGGCGCACACCACACACTAGATAGTGGTCTACCGCTGTACATACACCGGTACAGCGGTGTACACTTAAGACATCGGGAGGGCAGAGGAGCCCAACCCAATCCCCAAGGAGAACCTGAAATGAGCACCACCGATCGCACCTACGCCACCTTCAACGAAGCTGTTCAGCGCGAGATTCGTGAACCGCTCTACGCGAGCGAAGACCTCACCGGCCCTATCGATGAGGCATTCGACATTGACGCCATCGCTGAGGAGACCATCGTCCAGTGCGCCACCGAGCAGGGGGGAGTCTTCTTCTGCCCGGCCCCTGGTTTTGGTGAGGGTGGCTACCTGGAGGCCGATGAGTTCTGGGAGATTGTCGAGCGTCACACCCGCTGAACCTCACTATCCGCCCGGATGGTCGCAGCGGGGGTTCAACTCCCCCGCCGGGCACGACTTCCCCCTACCCCCTGGAAGGACTACAACCATGAGCACCATTGCGGAGCGCGTCGCCGCCGCCCTTACTGCCGAGACGGGCGAAGCGGTCACCAGTACTGACGTCACCCGTTCCCCGTTCAGCGGATACTGGACCGGGCAGGCAGGCGGAGTCACCGTGTTTGCGGAGCGCGGGCGCGCCCACATCTTCCTTGGCGATAGATTCTTCGTCTACGACAACATGACGATGTCCACCGGCGTCGAGGCCATCCGGGGCGCTATCCGGGCCGCACGGGAAGACCGCGCTGTAGCGGAGGACTTGTGCGGCTGGCTCGAGTACGCCGGCTGGAAGCGCGTGACCGCCACCAAGGATTGGGGACGGTGGCGTGTCACGGCAGTCTCAGGGCGAGATGACGGCTACACGGTGCGCGCAACAGTCGTGGGTGGTTTCGTCTCTCTGCTGCCGTCAGAGAACAGCGCCGCGGTTCGGGAGAGCGTGCTCAAGATTCTCGAGCGGAACAACGTCCCCGTCATCCGCTGACCAATGCCCGGCGCTCCACTACGGCGCGCCGGGCACCACCATAGGAAGGAACGATCATGACAGATTTCGACGTTGACGCGGCGGGCGATGACACGGCGCGGGCGCTTGCCGCGGCGTGGGCGCTTGCCGCCGCGCACGGGCGTATCCGTGCCCGGCACTGGTCGGCAGAGGACGAGGAGCTCTCGCTAGACGCGGCCACGCAGTTCGTGGCCGGCCGGCTGGGACTGGAGGAAGCGGCGGCGACGGTGCGTGAGAGCAAGGCGGCGCTTGCCGCGGCGCGGGCCGAGCTCCGTGGCGCGGCGGTCGCCGCGGTGGAGTGCGGCGTGCCGAAGCGGAAAGTGGCGCGCGACGCTGGCGTTTCCCGAATGTCGCTGGACGACTGGCTGACACCACGCGATGAGTGATGCGCGCCACTCAGTATGTAGTGGTCTACCGCTGTACATCTGACAGTACAGTGGTGTACACTTAAGTCATCGGGAGGACAAAGAAGCCCCCCACCAATCCCCCAAGGAGAACCCAAAATGACCTACGGCACCAATCGCACCATTGAAACCAGCCGCTTCAACTGGCGGCCCGCTGAAGGCTCTTGGGACGCGGGCGCCGTCCTCATTGCCGACGCAGGGGCGAACGCCACGATTCGCCTGTTCATCGAAGATTTCGATGACGAGGTTCGGCCCGTGATCGCCGTCGAAGAGACGGATGAAGACTTCCACCGGATCGGCTGGTATGCGACCGACGACTGCCGAACGTGGACCGACCTGGAGAGGTTCATCCCCCGCGCCGAATGGCCGGCAGAGATCAATGTTGGTCAGCGCGGGCCGCGCTGGCGTCACCCCGATCCGGCCGTGGTTCAGGCTATCAACACCTACCGTCAGGAGCTTGCGGTGCTCATTGCCGAAGCGGAAGACGAAGACGACTGAACGCTATCCGCCCGGATGGTCGCAGCGGGGGTTCAACTCCCCCGCCGGGCACGACTCCCCCCCCTACCCCCTGGAAGGAACCACCACCATGAGCACTGCCACTGCCCCCTGCCTCACCGTCGCTGACTTCCTCGACGACGTTGCCCGCATCATGGTCTACGAGCACGGACACGACATTGTCACGGTCTACGACAACTACCTCACGTTTGAGGGCTACATCCTCGACGTCGAGTTCTGGGGTCACCCGTCAGTGTCGACGCCTGCCCCCGTGCTGTGGAGCGTTCGTCCCGAGGATGACGATGAGCACGAGCTCGAGCTCGAGGGTGAGCCCGGCGCTTCCCCGGATGATGCGGCGGCGATGCTGGAGCTCGCGCTTGCCACGCTGTACTAGACCAACGTCAGCCACTTCCCCCGCTTCCCGGCAGTAGAATTGGGAGCCCCTGCCCCCACAACCATGAAGGAGAAGGAACCATGATGGAACAACTCACATTCATTCACCGCGTGCTCGTGCTTATTGACGGAGAGACAGAGTCGCTTACCAGCATCATGCCGGATAACTCACTGAACGCGATCAACATCTCCCTCTATGCCGATGATGACGACGGCGAGGGCGGCTACTCGCCAGTAATGTGGCGTGTCACACGCGCAACATATGAGAATCACCAATGGATTTATACGGACCTAGCGGAGGGCGATGCCGGCACAGTTGGTGACGAGCAAGCCACGCAGGACGCGGCGGAAGCGTTCGCCGCCGCTGTTGCCGACGCCGC